CGGGCACCAGCGTCTTGAGCATCTCGACGTTCTTGGCCATGTATTCGACCAGCATGTGGCCAGCCACAGCGTAGTTGTGCTGCAAAGACTTGACGATCTCGATCTCATGCGGCTCCCACTTCAATGGCTGGTCCATGATGAACTCCAGCAAGCGGCGCAGCTCGCCCTCGGATGCGTGGTTGCGGCCCCCAGTGAGCATGTCCACGGCGTGGGTGTTAGACGACATGATTGCCACGGTCATCCATGTGGACAGGTTCAGGCGCTCTTTGTTGGAGCCGGACTCCATGCGCTCCTTGCCACGGCCCTCGGTCATATCCAGCAGGAACTCTGGGAACCACTCGAAGTTGTTGCGGTTCTTGCTGGTGATCTCGTCCGTAATCAACGGGTTGCTGTTGAGCAGGCCCAAGCGCTGCTGCATGGCTACGGGGGATGTGCCCTTGCCTGTGCGGTAGTGGGTGGGGTGGCCCCAGACGGATGCGGCTGCTTCCAGCGCCAGCGTCTTGCCCGTGCCGGACTCGGTTGAACCGCAGTGGTAGGTCATGCCGTAGATACCTGTGAAGCGCATCAGTGGCGCTCCAGCACCGGCAAGCATAACGGCCAAGTGGGCGTACATCTTCTTGTGGATGAGCAGGTTAATGAATGCTCGCCACGCCTCGATGGTGCCGGTCGGCTTGGTGTTTGCCACGATGTTCTCCAGCCCCGCCATGGGGACCGAGACAGGCGCTGCTGTCTTGCTGTAAATCTTGCCAGCGAAGACGTAGGTATCGTCTTCTTGCCAGCCATAGTTTGATGGCACTTTAACGGCTGCCTTGCCGGTACTAGCTTGTTCCACACATGCCCTAACATATTCAAAAAGGTTTTTGTCGTTACCAGCGCCGAAGGCGGCGATGATGTTTTGTTGAGCCAGCGATTTAACTGTCTCGTCTCTGCTCACTACCGCCCGCTGCGGGATTGTGATTGTTGCTGGCCCCTCGGGTCTGAGCGCCAGCATGTGAACGGTGTGGTCACCGTTAGTGTTCAGGATGTCAACCACGAACAGGTCGTAAGGCAGGAGCATCACTTGCTTCTTGGATGTGTTGCCGTCGGCGTCTTCCATCGACTTCTCGGAGAACACGCCGCCCTTGGAGCCGTAGCCGAACCCACGCGGAGGCGTAGGGCGCAGCAGCTTCTTGACCTCGGGGGCAATGCTCGGGCTTTCGGACGGGATGACGATCTCAATTTCCTTCTCCTCAGTCTCGACAGCGATCTCTCGCCCAAGCGCCAAGGGGTTGGTAATTTTGCCGAAGTGTTGACACCCGTCACACACGCCGGGGTTCTCGCTCTCGAACTTCACGCACGGGTACGGCCCCTTGATCTGGGCCTGCTTCTCGCGCATCCGCACCTCGTCGTAGGGATGCAACTCACTGAGCCACACCGCTGCGCGGTCGCCGTCCGAACACTTCTGGGCAATGCTCAACCAGCCACGCCAGAGCGGCTCCATGCCGTCATCTTCTGCGTTCTCAACGAAGTGCTTGAGCTGGGCGCAGCCGATACCCTTCTTGGTCTTCAGGTAGATCGTGCCGAACTTGGTCGTGCTGTTCTCGAACAGCTTGGCTCCGGCCATCGTTGCTGGTACAGCAGGCGCTGCATCTGGGCGCTTACCCGGCAGACCCAACGCGGACGTTGCCGATACTGGAGCAATCGTAGTCAGCTTGGCCGCAATGGCTTGGCTGATGGTGTCGAAGTCGAACCTGTCACCCTCGGCCAGCAGCTTGACCTGCTTGGGTTCACCATACTTCCACGACCCGTCATCGTTCTTCTTGAAGTTAAACGTGTCAGGGATGCGCAGAACTCGGGCGGCGTCCGCCGTCACAGTCATATCGATGTTGAGCTTTTGCTGCTTGCACAGGCGCTTCAAGTTCTCGGCAGTGGGCTTCCACACAGCCACATCGATGTCTTCGGTGAGCGGCCAGTAGCAGTGCAACCCGCCGCCAGAGAACACGATCCACGGAGCACCAAGCGCGTCCAAGCCAGTATCGGCAAGGAACGCACCAAGCGCCAGTGCAGCTTGCTTCTTGGAGGCGTAGCCGTCCATGTCGATAAACAAAGACTTGATGAAGCGTGCGTTCTCCGCAGTGCGCTTGCCTGCTGTCTCAAACGTAGCCAGCGCGAAGTAAACATCCTGCTGCGCTTCGACCCAGCCTTCTACGGCAGGTGTGATCTCTTCCAGAGCGTTGACATATACGTGCTTCTTTTTGTTTTTGCTGAATCCTGCCGCACAGTAAACCCCTGTAGTCGGGGACGGCAGAACAACCGCAAGGAATTCAAGCGGGGTCATTAAAGTCCTTGGGGTTACACGAACAGGTCGAGCTGCTTTTCGTCGCGGACAGGGTGTTCGTTGATGGGCGCTATGCGGCAGAAGCGTGAGTACAGTTCAAACTGGAGGTCAGTAGGCAGACCCGCCATAGTCCACTGGTTGTCGCAAGCCAAGATCAGCTCGCGGTTGCTCAGGCTTGAAGGTTGTAGTGATGACATATTTTTCCCCATGCCTCGTCGGCAGAGCGTGAATCTTGAAGGAACTTGAGCAGCGTTTCAACGCGGTGCTCGTACGCAGGGAAGATGTCCCCGCCTGCGAACCAGTTGTATGCGGTCTGGCGTGTGACGCCTAGCGCTATTGAGATGCGAACGACAGAAAAGTTATGGTGAACAGCCCAACGTCCGAGCTGATTGCCCGGAGTCTTTGGCGCACGCATAACCATGTCGATTGTTTTTTGTGAGTAAGCCATAGTGGTATTAAGAGCGCTGGGACACGCAGGGCAGGAAACGCAGTCATGGATGTGTAAGTCTGTATTTAACGACGCAATTTACAACCGCCGACCCATGCAATACAACCGCTGCCTGCGGCCCAGCGAAACTTTTATTTACGGATTAACTGTACTCACAGATCCCGTCTTGCCGCGTGTCCACAGCATGAGGCTGATCCGTTTAGCTCCCGCCTTCAACAGATCATCAACCGTGTAGACGGCGATGCCCTGCCTTGGGTAGCCGGGGCCGACAAAGAGACTGTCATTGCGGTAGTGTGGAAGATATGTCACACCATTAACTTGGTAGCCGTAGTTGTCCACGCGAGGCGCGGTGTCGTGTGTTGTTGTCATTTTTTTCCTTTGATGTTAAGGGTTACTCGTCATCCCAGTCAGCGACCACATCGGCCAGCGCTTTCTTGCCGGGCACAGCGGTTGGCTTTGCCGCCGCTGCCTTCTTCACGACTGGCTCTTCGTCTTCCTCGTCTGCCACTTCAACCACGGGGGCTGGCTTGGCCTTGGCCTTTGGCTTCGGTGCGGGTGCTTCGTCTTCTTCCTCGACTTCTGGTGCTGGTGCAGCCTTGGCAGCGGGAGCCTTGCCCTTGAGTGCGTCCGCAGGCTTGCCCATGTCCATACCAGCGGCGTCCATCGTGATGGCCTTCTTGGCTTCGGCGGTGTCGCCCTGCTTGGTGGCTTCAGTGAACTCGTCATCGGTCAACCAGCGCATGGCTTTGAAGAACAACTTGGGGGACTCGCTGGCAGTGTCGAACTTCATACGGGTCACAACAGTGCTGGGGTCAACGCCTTGGGCCACGAGCCAGCGAGCGTACGCTTGCAGTGGGCGGTTGTCGCCTTCTTCCTTGCCGAAGATCGAGGTGGCTGGCAGGGACAACTGCATCACATCGCCTTCAATGTTGTTGGCCAGCGTCACGGCCAAGCGCTGCTGATAACGGCAGGCACGGCTATTGCCTTGACCGGAGCCCGCCACGTTCTGTGGGCAGGAGGCGCAGGTGTCGGACTGCTTGGCCTTGCTCTTCGGGTCAGGCTTGTCGCCGTCATTGGACTGGCAGTCAGGTGCGGTAGCGGTTGCGTCCTTGTCGTACTTGGCTGCGTAGAACACGCGGGCCACCTTCGGGGCGGCCTTGACGATCACCACATCGAGGAAGCGCTCATCGACTGCTGCGATTTCTTTGCCGTCAGAGATCAGACGGAACACACCGCCTTTGATCGACACGCGCTTACCGCTGGCACCAGCACCGCCACCCGCAAGGGCTTTGGCAATGTCAGACATCTCGGCCTTGCGTGCAAACGCTGGGACTTGGGAGGGGTTAAAAAGGGCTACGTTGCTCATGGGGTTCTTTCTTACTTGCTTGGTTTGCGAACGGAAATATCGTACTCAGCGTTGGAGTTGAGTCCGGGTGGCAGGGTGCCGGGGTTTTCTTCGAGGAACTGCTTCATGTTGCCCTGAGCAATTCGTTTCTCGAACAGATCGAGCGCGTCATGCTGCGTCACAAAGGTCTTGAACGAATCCCAGTCCGATGTTGAGTAGCGTGTCTTGATCGACATGACAACTGTGCCTTGCGGCGTGTTGACGGATGTGACACCAAGCGCTTGCATCTGGTCTTTCATTGCGTGCTTGATGTCGTCTTGCGTGGCCTTGAGCATCTCCACTTTCGTGTCGTACTCCTTGGTCAGCAGTTCGATTTCGCTGCGAATCTTTCGGTAGACCTTCGCCAGCTTGTCGAGGGGGATGACTGGTGTAGTCATGGGCTTCTCCTGTTGTTGTTTGTCTAAGGTTGGACAGTGTACACACGTTCTGGTTCTTTGCAACTCCTTTATTTTTTAATTTCCATGTTGAACATTTCGGTCAAAAGTGAGTGGCTGCTCACATTACTTTGCAGTGCCTTGAACATCTTCTTCTCGATGGGACTGCCCTCGATGTGGATGACCGTCACCTTGTCAGAGTCCTGACCCTTCCTGTCAGCTCGTGCAATGCACTGAACGTACTGCTCAACAGACATCAACGGTCCGTAGAACACAACGGTGTCAGCAGCAGTTAGGGTAATCCCGTGTGCCGATGCTTGCGGTTGCATCACGAGGACTCGCGGGTCGGCTTCCGTTTGGAAGCGCCTGATGATGTCCGCACGCTTGGTCGGTGTCACGCCGCCGTGGATGCACTCAGCGCTGATGCCCTTCTTGCGCAAGTGCGTATGCAGTGCGTCAATGCTGGAGCGGAACAGCGCAAAGATCAAAACCTTGCGGTCAGTCTCCTCAAGGATTTCTTCAATGACACTCATGCGGGGGCTGGCGTCAAACTCTACTACCTCATGGTCGTCCGTGTAGGCAGCGCCGCAACTGATCTGGAGCAGCTTGGACACGCTAGCTGCGGCATTGACCGCGCTGATTGTCTCCCCCGCCGCATGGATCATCATGCTGTCCTTGAGCAAGTTGTAGTACTTGGCCTGCTGCGGCGTGAGCGCTACCTCTCGCGTTACTGTGACGACTGGCGGCAAGTCCAGACACTGCGCTTTGGTGAACCTGATGGCCGGTTGTAGCGCGTCATGCACTAGGTTCTTTGCGTCAGGCTTTGGTGCCCACTTGAACATGGTGATCTTGTTCATCACTTTGTCGCGCCATGCTGTGAAGAACTTCGGAACGCCCTCCGGGTTCACCAGCTTGGCCAAGCCATACGCATCGACCGGGGACTGTGACGCTGGAGTTCCCGTCATCATCCACAAAAAAGTCTGGGGCTTGATGATTGTTGATAGGGACTTCCACCGCTTGGTGCTCATGGTCTTGTACGCATTGGCTTCATCAACGATAACCAGATCAAACTTGCCGTTGGCCACGATCTCACTGGCGATCAGGTTCAAGCCCTCGTAGTTGGTGATGACGATCTCGTAGTTCTTCTGAATCATCTCGATGCGACGCGATGCTTGCGGGTGGTGGGCAATGATGGCCGAGCGGTGGATGACGCTGTTGCTAATGTCTCCCATCCACGCCGACTGCATGATCGACAACGGGCACAAGATAAGTACGCGCCGAATCTCTCCGCGTTTCATTAGGTAGTCCGCAGCCCACAGCGCACTGAGCGTCTTGCCTGTGCCGGGTTCACTGAACACGAAAGCCTTGCGGTTGAGCGTCAGGAACGATGCCGTTTCAATCTGGTGTTCCATCGGCGTGTAGCGTCCGGGCCAGTCGTACTTGCGTGTGATTGGCGATGGCAAGTTCTTGACGCCGAGGTTCTTGAGAACCCTGACTTCATCCAACCCCCAGAACACCGCTACCGAACTTGATCCGTCATCGTGCTCCTCAACTACCTTGCTTCTCGGAATTACCCGATATTTCTCAGGGCTGCGCGTACGCAAGAGCAGCGCCTTGTTGTCGATAATTTCCATTGCTTCTCCATATTCTTATTTTGAGCTGGCGCGGTTCTTGGCAACGCTCTGCATTCGCAGGTTGCTCTTGGCCGATGTGCCGCCGCTCTTGAGTGGCTTGATGTGGTCAACATCTTTGCCGTCACCCTTGGCTGCTTCACCCGTCGTCTCCATGATGCGCCGCGCTTTGACACGCTCCGCACGGTTGGCGATCTGGGCAGGCTTGCCGTGGAACTCGGTGTACTCTTTCTTGTAGTCGCGCTTGCTGGTTGGTTGTGCCATGATTTACCTCT